AGCCCCGCCCCTTACGAGAGCACAAGTGGTCAAGCTCGTGGCGGGGCTTGTGTCCTCCGATGAGGATGTCCCAGACCACACGATGAAAAAGCCACGCCACCTTGTTGGCGCCCTCGGGCGTGAACCCAACGTGTCCGCCGCCGGTCGTCGGCCCTGAGGCTACCCAGCATTCTCCTTCGACGGTGATGAGCGATGCCAGCCGCTCAAGGTTGATCGCTTCCACTTCGGGGCTCACGGTCAGGTGGTGGCCTTCGTGTTCGCGGCAGTAGAACTTCTTGTCACGCCCGGACCCCATGCGACGGCCTCCGTCGTCCTGGTGGTTGCGGCAGTCCTCCCACTGACAGCGAAGATGATTGCGTTGGCGAGCCCATGCCCGGGCGTGCGTTCCGCACAGATGCCGGTACGCTGCGGGCCGCTTGCAATCGGCCTTGATACAAGGGTGATCCTGCGTCCGTCCACGCCCCATCGGGGGTACTCCATTCAGTAGATTTGTAATGTCAGTAATTAATGGTATACGTCAGGAGGCCGAGGGGACCCGACGCCTTGCTTCCCCCGGGATTCCGTATGGAGATACCCGCCATCCGACGCCGAGGACCATCCTCTTTGCTATTAGGTAGAGGCGTCCTTCGTGGCTCCTTGAAAGTCCTTTGATGGACCGTTTTCAGCCCAGCCTGTAAGGGCCTTCATGTTCTGCTCCGAGGATGTTGACGGGTAGGCCATGTGCGAGAGCAAACGAGAGTTCGTCAATGCTCCGGGGCTTCCGTTTTCCGGGTGTCCATTCGTATTCGTCTCCGGCCTTAGCCAACGCTTGTGAGCGCTGCGTAGAGACGTCGGCGTGCTTCGCGTGAAGAAGCGGCTGTAGGTGGGAGGGGCGAACGCAACAGGTCCTGCCGCACACGTGGTCTAGCTCGACGAGTCGGGGAAGGTCGGGGTCGATGAGCAATTGCCAGAGCCACCGATGTGCGCGTTGCACTCCGCCGTGGTGGTACTTGCCGTAGCCGTCTTTGTCGGTCCTGCCTGCCCAGTCCCAGCATGACCCGTTAGGGATGATGAAGCGGGCGAACCAGTCCAGGGGGTCGATGTCTTGGGGCCGAACCCATTTCGCGGGGCTGATGGTGACGATCGCCCCGTGGGTTTTCCATTGTTGGAAGTGCATTCCGCAGTAGCTCCGGGTCGCGTGCGCCCTCTGGCATTTCACGCCGTCAATCTCAGCGGTACATGTCTTCGGGTAGACGGGGCGGGGAGCACGCTTGACGACGGCTTTTCGCCTTCGTGGTTCGGTGGTCCCGGTCCTGCGTAGGCGTGCCCGATGGGTGCCACAAAGACCCTTCGCCATGTGGGGGCGTTGGCAGCCCTTTATCGTGCATTCTCTTTTTGCCATGGTGTCCGATCTGTTGGAATGAGAATGGGAGAGCCGACCGGGTGGCCGACCCTCCCTCTCGTGGATTGCTAGCGCTTGTGGTTGGTCTTCTCGGGAAGGGTCGCCGCGTACTGGTCGTACTCGTTGCGTGCTGCCACGGCTTCGGCGGCGCGTGCTGCCTTCAGGGCCTCAACCTTGGATGCCTCATACCGGTCGTAGGACAGGCCGACGCTCTTGTGTGAGTCCTGGCTGGGGTAGGACACGTGGTGGGTTACGCCGTCGATGGTCACTGACATGGCCTTGGATGTTGCGCTGCGCAGGGCACCGTCCCATGAAACGCGCTGTGTGGTGCTCGGACCCAGTACCTTGTCAGCGGTTTCGACACGTGAGGCCATGCCCTGAATGGCGTTTTTGTGTGCGTCGAGTTTCGCCAGGATCGCGTGGTGCTGGCGGTCTACGTCGCGGGCGAGCTTGGACCACATGCCGTCGATTTCGTCCTGTGTTAGCAGCCCGTCGACGGCACCGGATGAAACTTCTTCGCGCAGAGCCAACGCCCGGGTGGTGTTCTCCCGCTCGATTGCTTGGCGTACGTCGTGCTCGAATGCTTTGACGGCTGATTCGTGGCCGGCAAGGGCGCCCATGACCTCAGCGATCTTGCTCATGGCTTTCTGGTCGCCGGTCGCCGCAAGGCTTTTGATACGCACGACTTCGGCACTGGCGTTGGCCTGTTGTTCCTTCGCCCCAGCCAATACTGTGCGGGCCTGCTCAAGTGCTGCTGCTGCGTCGGTGTGGGTCTGGGTGGAGGTCTTGATAGTCAATGTGTCTCCTAGAGAATGGGTGCCGGGAAGCCCGGCAGGGGATCGAAAATGTCGGCGTTTACGCCGCCTTGGGGGTAGACAAGGGGAGGGTGCAGGCCGGAGTCTTAGATGGCGAATTCTGCCCGTTGAGGGCATGGCTAGCGGTTGCCCCGCCTTGTGGATCGGTCAGTTCATGACCGCTTCCGGCGCGTACCCGGTGGCGTTGAGCATTGCAATCTTCCGGTTCAAATCAAGTTCTTCCTTCATCGGGTTGTTGAGCGCCCATCCACCGTTGGGCGGCGTCGGCCCTAGCAAGTGGTGTGCCCTGAGTTCGGTCGTTGCTTTGTCGATGACGTCGTGGGTGGTGTCGAGCTGGCGGCAGAGTCGGTTGACGGTGACCTTGGCTGTGCCGCGGTAGCTTAGGTATCCGGCGAGCACGTGCCCGACTTCCTTGGCTGTTTCGCTGACGTGGGCCCTCTCCATGAGGTCTTCATATTCATCGATGCTGGTGACTGCTGCCATTGCTACTTCCCTTCTGCGACGTGAGTCCACGTCTTGCGGTTGATGATTGAAGCGGTCGCGCTTCGGCCAAGCCCGTACTTGCGGCCGAGGGCTTCTAGGCTGATCCGCCCCGGGACGTATTCAGCGCGGATGCGGAGCACGTCGGCGTCTGTCAGTTTCGAGCGGTGGTTCTGTGTGCCAATGAGTCGTGGCATATGCTCTTCCTTTCTGTGTGTCCTCGGTAGGACTGGATCGGATGATCGAGGCAAAAAAAATGCCAGAGCCACGACACGATGAACGTGTGGTGCTCTGGCGTGACGCGGCCTCATGGCCGCAACTGTCGGATTGCCCGTGGAGATTCAGTTATCAAATATCGGTCCCCTCAACTAGCCCACCTTCGTGTGCCCCATCGGGGGAGACCTTCACTTATATATAGATGTCCGCTGGTAGAGATTCGTTCGGAACCTCTCACTTATATATAGCGTTCACTCGTTAGTGCTTGGTGTGACGCCTTCACTTAGTAAATACAGTTCACTCGTTGAGAGTCGTTCGGAAACCTCTCACTAGTAGATAGGTGTCGCACGCTTTCTGCGGCGTCATTTACCTACTCGTCAAGTCGATGGGTTGTGCCCTTTCCCTGGCTGAATCCCTTGTGATCGCTGGGATGTATCTTATGCGCCTAACAGTTATCCGGGCTTACCTGGGATGGCGAGCGTGCACGCGAATTCCGCCCGGGACGCTGTTACGAAAATATGTACCTTGCCCTTGCTAGCCGGCGAGAATATCAATTCGAACTTCGTGCTGCCCACGGTCGCTTCGTGCATCGATCTTGTAGTGCACTGCCAACGAGATTCTTCGGGGCACCGCGGGGTATCTGAAATCATCAAGCTCGGGCGTCGCGTGGAGAACGGACTTATTGAGTCATCGACGATTTTCCATCGTGTTGATGGCGAACTCCACATGACCCAATCAGCCGACCTGACACACGAAAAATTTGATCATGCCGGAGTTGACACGTCAACGCTTCTGGGGGCCGGACGATGAGCCTGGTACTCGGGTTGCTTCTAGGATTGGGCAGTCTTCTGATCTGGCAGTCCTGTTGGACCGAACCGGCGAAACCGACGAAGGCCCGGAAACGACGAATCGAGACCCTGCTGCTCCATGCAGGATTGGACAAGGTCAGTGTCGGTGGTTTCTTTTCGGCCATGGCTATTTGCTTCTTGATATTCGCCGTCATCGTCTTTGTCGTGACCCTGTCGCCACTCATCGCCATGATTTTCGGAATATTTGGAGCGATCCTTCCGGTCCTTGTGCTCCGTTGGCGCGCGGCCAAGCGCGCAGCCGCGCTTCGCGAACAGTGGCCCGACGTTGTGGATCACCTCCGTTCCGCGATACGGGCCGGACTTTCGCTTCCCGAGGCTCTGATCCAGCTGGGAACCCAGGGGCCCGAACCACTGCGGCAGGCTTTCACGGACTTCGGACTGGATTACCGCGCAACGTCGCGTTTTGATGAGGCCATAGAACGGCTGCGATATCGGTTGGCAGATCCCGTAGCCGACAAGATTATTGCGGCGCTGACGATCACCCGGGACGTGGGGGGATCCGACCTCGGAGAAATGCTCGGAACATTGGGCGGATTCTTGCGTGACAGCGCGAGGACACGTGGAGAACTCGAAGCCAGACAATCGTGGACCGTTAACGCCGCACGACTGGCCGTTGCAGCCCCATGGGTGATCCTGCTTCTGATGTCTACCCAGCCGCAAGCGGTCGCAGCCTATTCGACATTCAACGGGGCAATCGTGCTTTTGGCGGGGCTCCTCATCTCCTTCGTGTGCTATCGAATCATGCTCGGTATTGGATCGCTGCCCAGCGAAGAACGGATCCTCAAATGAGTCCCGGGCTCGCGTGGGGGTTGGCTTTGGGGCTGCTGTTGGGGGCCGGACTCTGGTTGAGTTTCGTCAGGCTGCCTGCCCTGCGCCGGGTAGCCTTCGCAGACCGCATTGCCGGACAACTCCGTTCGGGGAGGGACCCCTCACGGGCTAGGCCCGGACAGGTTGGAGCCGAATCGCCGTTGGGTCCGCTGGTCAAGATCATGTGGCCTGTCCTCAAGGACCTCGTGTCCATACTGAACCGGTTCAACCCGGCCAGCGTCGGTTTACAGCAGCGATTGCAGCGGGCTGGACTCGACATCAGCATTACTGAATTCCGCATTTCGCAATTGACCTACGCGGGGGCTGGACTGTTGCTTGGAAGTCTTCTCGTTGCCGCATCCGTGGCTGGAGGAACCTTCAATGGATTTCTGTCGATTCCAATCCTTCTTGTTTCGACATTGGCGGGGTACATCTTCCGAGAGTGGCACCTTACTGAACAAGGCACGAAGCGTAGCCGCCGCATCTTGGGACAGTTTCCTAGCATCGCTGAACTCATAGCCTTGGCGGTCGCAGCGGGGGAGAGCACCATTGGCGCCATTGAACGGGTGTGCAACAGCTCCCAGGGGGACTTACCAGATGAATTCAATGCCCTATTGGCTGACATCAGATCCGGAACGCCGATGGCCGCGGCTTTCCAGCACATGGCGAAAAGGCTCGATTTGAATGCCATGACCCGATTTGTCGATGCAATGACGGTCGCCGCGGAGCGGGGGACGCCGCTGGCGGAGGTCATGAAAGCGCAAGCCCAAGACGTGCGGGACGCCGCAAAGCGTGAACTCATGGAAAGTGCCGGACGCAAGGAAATCAGCATGATGATTCCCGTGGTCTTTGGGATCCTTCCGCTGACGATCATCTTCGCGGTCTACCCGGGTCTTTCTCTCATTGACATGAACCTGTAGCGAACGGAATCGACGCGGTGCGAGAAAACAAAACCATCCAGGAAAGAAGGACACAATGAAGGACGCATGGACTGCGGTAACCACCGCCGGGATGACGGCAACCTTGATCTGCTTGTCGCACGTGAATGGGCTAGGGCGGCGCATCCGCGAGGACGAACGTGGGGATGTCCCCGGATGGGTCATGATCACATTCATGAATAGGACCTGATCTCACTAGACTAATTGCGCTCGGCTTGCATTTCTGTGGCACTATGTGCTGTAAGAGTCGCATTACTTTGGGGGGGTGAGCAGTGGGGACTCCGGATTACGCAGTGCCCGTTGGGAAGCGATCATGTTGTGCTGGACATCCAGGCACACCGCAGGGTTATAGGAACGATTGGGCCTACCACGCGGACTGCGATCGAGAGCTTGATCTACTATCGAATGGAAAGTTCGACGATAAGATGACTCGTGCGGAGCAGTTGGACGCACAGCAGTTGCTTGAGGACCTGATGGAATGGGGTGCTCAAGCGGATCTCAGATTCCCTAGTAATTGGACGCGTCGGGTGAATGCCGAAGCAGCTGAAATTACGGCGCACGGTGGTTACCTGCTTGAGTTGAGGCATGTTCCTAAGGGGCAACCCAACAAGGTCTTCGGTCGGGAATTGAGGGCTTTGCGGCTTTACTACTACGAACCGCTGCGGCCGGAACAAACTTTGGCGGCACTTGCGTTAGGTTCTAAGCCGGCAAATGCTTCGGACTCGGCACTAGAACAAAATGAGGCCATTGACGCCGCTCACGAGCGGGCACAGCATTGGGATATCGCGTTGGAACGCATGGAAGGGACGGAAACGCCATGAGCCACAACGAAGTAGCCAAGATGCGTGGCGAAGTTAGTCGTCGCGCGGACCGGCGGAATGTTACAGCTGATCAGCTCGCCGCGCGGGCCAACCTCTCCAGTCAGCGTGCAATGGTGCGGACCCTGGCTCAGATTCGTGAAGCCTCCCAGATGTCGGAGGCGGCCCTGGCAGAAGCTATAGGCGCAACTGAAGAGATCGTGGAGCAGATCGAAAACTTTGAATACGACCTCTCCTTGACTGAACTACGACACTTGGCCATCGCGCTCGACGCAATTGTTGAGGTGAAGGTCTACGCGCGAAATGCTGCTGAGTATACGAGGTCGGTTCACCGTCAGTTGGAGGACCTGCTTCGCGGTGGCGGTCAAAGGGTATGGAGAAACATGGAATCCTCGCACCAGCAACGCCGGGCACTGAATGAAATGAATTTTGGCGGCCATGAATTTGCGTCTTGGGCAACAAAGGACCGCGCATGATCACTTACGATGTCCGGATACATCGGTTCGAGGTGTCGGCTGGCGGGGTGGAGGATCTGAGCGAAGGGGACGATCGGCTCGATTGGGATGTGGCTGCGCGCGCGTTGGATGAATCCGTTGCGCTGGTATCTGGCTACTTCCGAAATTCCACGGAGGACTATTTCGTACAGCTGCTCAGCTTCATGGTTATCAGCCATGATGGTGAGTTGACGGAATTCGCGGACTTGAAAGAGTGGGCCGTTAAGAACGCAGTCGACAGGTTGTACGATGCAACCGCCCGCCAATTGAAGTCGCAAGCTGCCCTGATGAGCATTTCACTTCGCGTTCCAGAGGATGCGCCCGAAACCGAAATCGAAGAATTTCCTGATGACGACGGGACAGCCGAAGCTGACGAAAGCGAGTCGGACCGCGAGCCGGTGTCGGAGTAAGGTTCCTCCGATTATGAAATGGATGGTGGGTCTTCCCACAGACCGGCGACGGCGACCATGGAGCGTGGCCTGCCGGGCTTGACCAGCACGGGGTGGATGAGCCGGGAGAGCATGTCGCGGCGCACGGCGACGGGGAGTATGTCCCAGTTGGCCAGCAGGTCCGGGACGATCGCGGCTGGTGGCTTGGCTTCGGAGACGGCGAGGTTCCGCAACTGTGCCTCGGTGGTGGCCATCTCGGTTTTGGTTTGATCGCGGAGGCGTTCGTAGGAGTCCTGGGGGATGGTCCCGTCGACGAGTTTCAGGGTGAGGTTGTCCATGCGCGCCCCGAGCTTCACGAGCTTGCGCCGCAGCACGGCTTCCCGGTTGGTGACGGGTGTCTTCGTCGGTGGGGCTGGGAGGTCCTGGGCGGCCTGCGTGATGTCGTCGGCAATGCCACGCAGCCATTCCAGGACGGCGTCTTCCACGACGGTGGTGGCGACGTACCCGCCGGTATGGGCGCGCTTCTCGTTCGCGGCCTTGCACCGGTACTTCGCTGTCCTCCCAGAACCGAAGAGACCAGCGTTCATCGTGGACCCGCAGGCGCAGCGGATGAGCCCGGAAAGTAGGTACTCGGACCGCTCGCTCCGCCGGCTCACGCGACGGGTCTCACGGCGCGCGAGATACTCCTCGAATTCCTCTGTGGTGATGACGGGTTGGTGGGCGCCGGGGATGCGCTCGCCGTGGCGGGTGATGTATCCGGCGCCGAAGCCCTGGTCGAGGATGCGGCGGATGGTGCGGGCTGACCAGAGCCCGTCGCCGGACGGGCCGTAGCCGGTGACGGGCCGCGTGGGGCCTTCGTTCGCCCATTGGACGAGCGAATAGACGGATTGCCCGGAGTTGTACCTCCGGTACATTTCGGCGAGCACAGGGCCGCTCACAGGGTCTGGGGCGAAGCCATCCGCCCGGGTGTACTGGTACCCGAAGCGGGGTTTGCCGTTGGCGGGTAGTCCCTGGTTGACGCGGCGGGCGTGGGACTCTTTCCAGACGTCGCCGATCCTCTCGGATTCGAAGGCGGCGAACTCGGTGAGCATGCCCCGGGCGAGGCGTCCGGTGCTGGTCGACACGTCGAGCGGCTCGGTCGCGGACTCGATGCGCCCGCCGGCGGTCTCGACCCGGTCGGCGGCCACTGCCCAGTCGAGCCGGGACCGGGAGAGGCGGGACCATTTCCACAGCACGATGACATCAGCGGACCCGTCCTCGATCATGGCCATGACCCGGACGACGGCGGGCCGCTTCCAGGTCCGTCCGGAGATTCCCGGATCTGACTCAACTGCTACGACTTGGTACCCCTGCTGCTTCGCGTAGGCGCGCCCAGCGGTCTCCTGCAGCTCGAGGCTGATCGACTCCTCACGCGCCACGGACTGCCGCAGGTACAGCACCGCCTTCGGCTTGCCTGCCATAGTCTTCTTCCCCTGGTTCATTTGCTAGTGGTCAGTCTTGTGCGGCAGCTCGGACGTGCTGAAGATGCTGCAGGTCCTCGGGGGACAACGCGGCCAGTCGGTCGAGCACGACGTCCTCGGTCACCCACAGTTCATCTGCCAGCTCACCCAGGCTTCGCGCCCACGGCACCTCCGTCACCAACCGCTCCCAGGCGATCAGTCGCCGCGCCGCAGCCTCCCGAACCTCTCGCTCTACCGCTGCCGACTGGCAACCATGATGCCGACACTCCAAATGCACTAGCTCATGAGCCAACACACACCGCCGTTCCCGCTGCGACAACCCAGGATCAATCCAAATACGGCGCTCGCCGTCGGTTGCCGCCGGTATGCCTGGCGCGGGACGAGCCCAGATGACGATGACGTGAGCAAGGTGGCGCAATTCCCCCCAAGGATGAAACATGATCCGAAGATATGTTCTAGATCTCATATGAAGCTACTGCTACGACCAAGGTCAGCGAACTGTCTGCGTGGCTTATTAACGTGGGCTTACTTGAAACTGTCCTTGGTGTAACTCCGGGTCTTGCTCTGGCGGTCTGCTGCCGCGTCGTCGCTGGCCACAACTTTCATGAGCGATCTCAGCAGCCAAATGATCCTCAGCGTTCCGTGCACGAGAAGGAGTATGCTCCACTCGAAAATCCAAGGACTTGCTGCCTGGAATTGCAGCCCTGCCAAGATGGCGGCGAAGAGGGAGAGTCCAGCTGCAGCGAAACCTGATACCGATGCAGATGTCCAATTCTTGTTGAGGCTCTCACCGGACTTAAGGCGCAGTTCGCGGAAGCGAGAACTGTTGGCGGTCAGCCCAAAAACGACGACAACGCCTGCGAAGCCGGCGACAATGGCAGCGGCGGAGGCCGCGCCCAAGTAGATGGCGATACCAGAATCGGCTGCGTCCTGCAGGGCTTGCCAGGGATTGGAAATGATGCCAAGGCAAGCCAATGCGAGATGAAGAAGCACCAGGCCGAAAGCGGACAGGGTTACGACGAGCGGACGGTCTTGAATTAGCCCGACTAGCTTGCGCATTTCTAACCCCTTCGAATACTTAATCGATTATTGCAGATTGGACTCCCGGAACATGCGGATGGCCTCGGTCATCGCTTTAAGTACGGCCGGCGCCGTTGGCCGTTCGTCTTCTGAAGTTCCAACCAGGGCCGTTCCCGTGACCCTGTCCTTGAAGAAGTCGACAGCGTCCTTCTTGTATTCCATGCCTTCTTCATCGGTCGGGCTGAGGAGCGTCGCAGAAGCGGACCGAAACTTCACGTTCCCCATCATCGACTGAAGCTCGGCGGCAATCTGCGCCGCTGCGGCTTCGTCCGGGCGGGCATGGCCAAAGCTCAATTGGATGTCGACTGTAACGCCGCCAGCGCCGAGGTCCTGCACTTCTCGCATGGCGGTGCCAATGACACCGTCAGTGCCGGAGGCGAGGTCACTCCCTGGCTCGACTTTGAGGTGAAGCTTCGAGACACCGATGGCCGCGTGCAGGCGTGCCAGCTGGTCGTGACGGACGTATGGACGGAGTTCGAAAGTTTCGCCCTGCACGTCCATACCTGAGACCGCAGCAAGCCAATTCTCGATTGCGGACCAGGATGGTCCGGCTGTGGTGCGCAGCGCGGCGACGTAGGGGGTTCCCGAAATGGGTAGGAGGTAGGCAGGTTCGACGAGACCGGCTCCAGGCTCAGCCAGCTCCAGGGCTGTGGGGTCACTACCCTCGCGTTGCATGTCTGGCCAGTCTGCTCCATTGCGAGTCTTACCTATGTAGAAAAACTTCTCAGCAGGGGAAACTTCCTTTCGGGCCGCCCCAGCGTATTTGTGACCCAGGTACTGGTTACGAAGACGCTCGTCTTCAAGGCTGGCGACATGGTCATGCAGGGATGGCCAGAAGGTCGCGTCCATGGTGGACTCGATCTCGTCCGCGTTGGTCGTGATGGGTTCGAAAAAATAGATCTTGCGCTTGCGTCCTGCCATGGTTCCCCCTTGATAGTCGTTTATCGTTGCTGGATTGCAGCGGTGCCGGTGTACGAGTCGTCGCCTGTGAAGCGAATGGTGCAGCTGTAGGAATTCGCGACCATGCCGCCGAAAGAGTTCTGTGATTCGACTGTCCCGGACGCGGTCCAGGACTTTCCGGACCCGGTTTCCGTTTCGTTGCTGAACTTGGCGGTGGAAGGGGCTTTGAGCTTCTCTTTCACGAGGGTTTGGCAATTGACCCTGGCATCCACTCCGTCTGGCTCCTTGTCGCCGGCGCCATTCATGAGTGCGACGCACCCACCGAGCAGAAGCACGAAAACGAGGACTACGGCCGCGGCGCAACCCATCCCCACCTTGCCGCCAGTTGACATGGGAGCCTGGGTCAAGAAGGCAGTAGCACCTTCCCAATGGTCGATCATGAAGCCGGCGTCTTTGATCTTTGCTTCGATGTCGTCCTGGTTATCCGCTGCTTCCAGGCTGCGGACTTCTTTGCCGGCATCGGTCGTGATCTGGATCTTCCGCAGCCGGACGACGTTCTGCGCGTCTTCGCCCCCGACGAGCTTCTCCACCGCCGGCGCCACAATGGCGCGATGGTTGACCTTGCTCCCCATGTTCCCCCCCAATAGTCCTGATGTTTAGTCTTGCTCTGGCCCGGCCTGGGACTCTTCCCCAGCCTGACCGTGTGCTTCGTCGAACCGGTCCCGGTCCCTCTTGAAGTTCGGGTGCGCCGCCATCTTGGAAAAGTCCGGCAGCTCGTCATCTTCCGGCTTCACGGAAAGCGCCTCATGCTCCTCGTCATCGACGAATCGCATATCTACGCTTGACGATGAAGCCCCGGACAACTGCGACTGGACATTCGCCTCAAAAAAAGAGCCCATCTTCTGTCGCGAGACAGAACCACCGCCACGCCGAGCTGCACCCGCAGGGCGCTCGCCGGATGGATTCGTTTCGGGTTGTTCCTGGTCGTCATGGTTGCTCGCTTCAAGGTCGATGAGGACCCGCAGCATCTCGATGACAGCTTTCCTGGACTTCGGCGAGAGGTTGTCTGTGCCGGGTGGGAGTTCGTCAGCGAGAGGCGGGCCCGGGACTGATTGTCCCGCTGCCGTGAACGCAACCTCATCGCTGACGCCGGCCAGCCAGGCGATAGCCCGGATGGTCTCGGTCGACGGCGTCGACTTGTACGTGCCGCCCAGGAGGGCATTCAGGGTCGCGTGGGTGACCTTGAATCCTTTTACCTGGGCTGCTTCAGCCATGCGCCGGCCGGAGAGCTGTTGCTCGTCCTTCGCCCTTTGCAGCAGCTTGCGTAGCGATGTCGTTGCGTTCACAGTGCCAATCTCGCTGATTCGTAATCACTTGGGGAACTGGTCGCCAATAGGTGAGCGACAAGTAATTACTTCATCTTGCCAGCACTTGAGCGGAAATTCTGGATTGTCGCCTTGACAAGTAGATGCCAGATGGAATAGGTTCCACTTGTCAGATCGAAAAAAGGAAGGAATACTGATCATGCGAACCAATCGTTCACATCTCAAGCTCGTTCGAAAGGAGGCCTGGATGCGCGTCAAGGATCCGGCCGCACTCCGGCGGAAGCGGGTGAACCGCAAGTACAGCCAGCGCGATCTGGCCATGCTTGTTCGGCGCTCGCAAACCACAATCCACTTGCTGGAGACCGGCGGCATGAAGACCTTGTCCGAGGACTTGGCGTTGCATATCGCGGCACGCCTGGATGTCGACTGGGAGGACTTCTTCCTGCTCGAGGAGGATGAGGTAATGCCTAAAGTGCCAAATGGAATGCATTCCAAATCCACCACCTCAATGGCGTCCTGATCACCCCACCAAAAGAAAGTGCCCCCAGCTGCACGAACAGCTGAGGGCGAAGGAATCCGCTACAGGAAGTTAGGAAATCCAATGTCTACGATACCGGAGACCCGGCACCCCGTCACGGCGGGGGAGCGGCGCCCGACCCGCGAGGAATGCATCCAGGCAGCCGCCGTCGTCCTCGCAACCGCGGTCCGGGACATCATCCCGACCCAAGCCGAAGATGTCGCAGCGTGAACGCCGCGGACTTCAAGACCGGCACGCGGGTGTGCTTCGACGACGACAGCAGCAAATTCGGCGTCGTCATGGACGACAACGCCGGGCGCGCTGAATACCCGGGCTTCGTGCCCGTCCAGTGGGACAACGGCTACCGCACGATGGCGTATGCCGCTCGCCTCATCCCCATAAACTCCCGGTCGGCCACCCCCCAGGCCGGCCGGGGCCAGACCGCCGGGACGTCCGCTTCCCCCCAGGACGTCCCGGCACCTACCGCACCGCGCACCCTGCCGAACCTGATCCGGCGAACGCTCGGCATGCAGGAGCACCGCACCCACGACCGCGCTAACGGAGCCGTGGTGATCGATCCCGAACAGAGGCATCACATCACCGTGAAAGGGGAGACCAAGTGAATGAGCTGACATACATCCTCGCCAACAACGTCGCGCTGTCCGCGCTGGCCGCATGGCTTCTCACGGAGAAAGTCCTCCAGGTCCGTGCACGCCGCAAGGAACACGCCGCCCGGGTAAAGACGATGGCCGCCGCCCAGCGCAGCGCCGACGAGCTCGGCCGACGGCTCGCGTTCGGATCGTCGATCGGCCACCTGATGGGTGTCCCGGACTGCAACGACCCCAACTGCATCATCCACAAGAAAGGCGAGACCCGATGACTGACCTCCAAAGATTCGAGTTCGACGAGACGATGGTCCGCACGGTCGACGTCGACGGCCAACCATGGTTCGTCGCACGCGACATCGCCACCATCCTCGGCCACGCATCGGCCAAGGACGCAGTCCGCGGCCTTGACGACGACCAGAAGGGTAGGCACGTTGTGCCCACCCTCGGCGGGAGCCAAGAGCAGACCATCATTTCGGAATCGGGCCTGTACTCCGTCATCCTCCGCTCCCGCGTTCCCCAGGCAAAGCCATTCCGCCGCTGGGTCACAGACGAAGTCCTGCCATCCATCCGCCGCACCGGCACTTACACCACACAGCAAACCATCCAAGCCACCGGATCCGACCTCCTCGCGCTCGCCGTACTTGAAGCGCAGCGCATGATCGAGGAGAAGGACGAGCAGCTGGCGATCGCGGCGCCGAAGGTCGCGGCGTTCGACGACCTCATGGAGGCGTCGGGCCTCTACAGCATGGAAGCGGCTGCCAAGGCGCTCGGCTACGGCCGAAATGTCTTGTTCCGCCAGATGCGCCGACTGGGAGTGCTGCAGGGCAACAATCTGCCGTATCAGAAGGTGATGCACCACTTCGAGATCAAGGTCGGCACCTACACGGACCGAGGTGGCCAAACGCACCCGACATACACCACGTGGGTGAAGCCCTCCGGGCTGCAGTACCTTCGCAAAAGGCTCGACCGGGCACAGGCCGCCGTCGAACTGGCTGGGCTGGTGGGGCTGTGAACGCCGTGACCGAGCGCATGCAGCGTGCACGGCAGTACCTGGAGCGAGCGGCGCGCCTCGAGGGGACGGGCCAGCCGGTGCTCTGCCAGACGTACGTCCGGCGGGCCGGCGAACTGATCGAGGAGACCCGGACCGTGGTTGCGGCTCACCGGGGCAGTCGGTTCAAGTCGCAGCTGGCCATGGAGCGGGCCGCCGGGCTCATTGAGGTGTGGCTGGCTCCGCAGTTCGGCGCGTTCCAGGACGCCGTGGCGCGTGCTACGGAGTCCATGGAAAAGAACGCCAGACGGATCAGGGCGATGAACGAGTGGTTCGAGCGCCCCCTGCCGCTGCGAGGTCCGTCGTGAGCAGCCCAGCCAGGGTGTCGCGGCAGATCATCATCCAGCCGACGGGGGAAAAGCCCCGCAAGGACCGCCCGATGGTCCATTACAAGGACCGGGGCGAGCTGAGGGAGTCGGTGGCGAAGGCCGCCCGCACCGTGTGGCCGGGAAGCGTCCGGATCGATGTGGAGATCACCGGCCACTGGTCGGCGTGTATGGGCCGGATCTTCGTGAACAACCGCGACGCGGCGTCGTTCACTCCCATCGTCCCGCGCACCGCGCCGGAGACCGAGGCATTCGAATTTGGAGGGGAAGCATCGTGAGAAGACCATCACCGGCACAGGGGGCGTTCCGCCGTCGTGCTCTCGTGTGGGCGCCGCTGGCGCTCTTGGCTGCCGTCCTGTGGCTGGCCACCTACCCGCTGGCCAATGGGCTGACTGTCCTCGGCTTCGCCGGCCTGTTGTTCGCTGCGGTGGGCATTGTCGTGGATGACGGCGAGAGCAGGGCTGAGGCATGAGTCTGCAGGACGCATTGATGTTCTGGGTCATCGTCGTGGTCGTGGGCGTGTTCTTGTTGGCCGCGCTGGTGGAGGTCTACCTGCAGCTGGCAGAGGCGATGCGTGGGGCTGCTGGTCGTCGTCGTGCTCGCCGGCGCCGAGTCCCGTCGGTGATGGATTCGATCGGCGAGGACCTGTCCCGGCTGGATCGCCTGGATGGGTTGGGGCGTGAGGTCCGATGAGTGACCCGATGACGGAGGCCGATTTCCTTGGCAACACAGTGGACTTGCAGCAGGCCCGCGCCCGTTCCATGGCGCTGCACCCGTCGCGGCGTGAGGCGGAGCGGCGTGAAGCCGCGGCCCAGCAGGCCACAGACCTAACGCTTGCCGCTGAGGCCACCCTGCGCAGGGCGATCTACAAGCTCGAGCGTGCCGAGCCGCTGGCCGACATCCTTGGCGCCGCGGCGACATCCGTAACCCACTTGGTGGAGGCCCTTCAATGCGAGATTGCAGCGGGTCGCCTGGTGGAGAGAACAAACGACGAAGGGGAGAACTGATCATGGCAAGACTAGAAGATCTGCAGATCGAGATGATCCGGGTGAACCCGGCGAACATCCGTAGCGAAATCGACACCAGTACCGACAAGATGCAGCGTCTCGCGAACGAGATCAAGACGGTTGGCCTGGTGGAACCGTTGCGCGTGTACCCGCACCCGGACATCGAGGGCGACTACCTGCTCCAGGATGGTCACCGCCGCCGCTTGGCTGCGATCGCGGCTGGCCTGTCTTCGGTGCCGTGTCTGGTGATCGACGCCCCGAAGCGCGGGACGCTGGAGGACATCGACGTCATGATGACCACGGGCCGTAACCACGAGCAGCTGAACGTGCTGGAGGAGGCTCGCGGCTTCCAGGCGATGCTGGATCTGGGGTTGTCCGAGGCGACGATCGCGAAGAAGTACAAGAAACCGAAGTCGGAGATCTCGGTGAAGGCGAAGCTCGACGCGGCGCCCGATGACGTGAAGTACGCCTACGGTGTGGGCCGGATGGATCTGGAGGATGCGAAGCGTCTTCAGGATCTGGAAGAGGCTGGCGCCGCGGACGTCTACGAGCGTGTCGTAGAGCGCGTCGGGAAGATCGCCCGGCAACCGTATGGGCAGTTGAGTGTGGAGCGGGTGATTCTCGAGGAGGAATCTGCGCTGCAGAAGAAGCGTCTGCGCGAGGACGTCGAGGCGTTGGGCGGTCGGGAGGCCCCCTCGGATGTCTCCTACAACGGGAAATACGAGGTGGCTCCCAAGCTGTCCGACCATGAACATGCTGAGGTCGGGGACGTGTTCCAGGTTTCGGCGCCGTACGACCACAGCACTGGCCAGTCGACGCCGAGCGTGGTCTGGTATCGCAAGGCCAAGAAGGCCACCCCTGAGATGTCGGAAGAAGAGAAGGCTGAGAAGCAGCGGTTCCGTGCTCTGGCTGGGGCGCTGGGCATCAGCTTCCGTGTGCGCCGCACGTTCTTGGCGGAGCAGGTCAGCAATCCGATGGGCGGCGTGAACCAGGCGACGGATCAGGAGATGCTCTTCGAGCTGCTCTGGCCGGACATCTCGCGTCTGGATGACGAGATGCTGGGCGACATCACCGGGATCCACAAGCCGGAAGGCGCGGACTCGGGCACGTCGTACGGTGGCGGCGACGGCTACCGGTTGCGTCAGGAGTGGCTGAAGAAGGTACAGGCCCGGTTCGCGACATTCACGTGGCGGCAGATCGTCCGTGCCTATGCCCTGTACAAGAACCAGGACACGGACAAGCAGCTGCGCAACGTGAAGAACTTCGACCGGTCCGCCTATGAGTGGCGGACCCGGAAGACGTGGTTGGACCGTCTGCAGCACTGGTTCGGGTATCACCTGGACCAGACGGAGCAGGACATCCTGGAGCACTTCAAGGCCAAGGGTGGCAGCTCGGGCAGCGACTACAACATGACGGAGACGGAGAAGACCGAGTACAAGGAGCATGGCCGGGTGCTCGGCGAAGACGTCGAGGTGCTCCCGTGAGCGCCCCGAGACCGGACGATCTGCTGCAACTGGACCTGTCGGCGGCATCGCGTCAGTACGCACCCATCCCGGTGCCGACGGCAGCTGAGTGGCCACGTGCCACGATCCGGCTGGTGAACGGCTGGTGGGCGGTGAAGGTGTGGATGTTCGTGGGTACGCCTGCGCGGCGCCAGAGCCGTCTGCTGGCTGGCCAGTTCTCCGACCGGGAGAGCGCTTTTGGTTATGCCCGCTACGAGGTCGGTCTGCTGCGTTTCACGGAGCGCAACCGGCGCACGGCAGGAATGGCTGCTTCATTGATTGATGAAGTGGGCACGGCAATGGAGGCGGCAAGCCGCCCAAAATGGGAGCCGCCGTGCTAGCCCGGACGAGGGCACGGCGGTTGACGAAGTCCCCGAAGCGTGCCGATCAGATCATTGACTGGCGCGAGCTCGCGTCTTGCAAGGGCTGGGCGGAGAAGGGCGTTGACCCGTGGTTCCCCGAGCATCCGGCAGAGCCAAAGGCGTTCGAAACCGCAGCGAGGATCTGCGCGGGCTGCCCGGTGGCCCAGCAGTGCCTGGACGCGGCGATGGACGGGGAGAAGTCCCTGCATGGCCGCCAGCGGTACGGCATGTACGCGGGGATGACTCCGGGGGAGCGGTACAGCCTGCACTTGCGTAAGGCCCGGCAGGCAGCGAAGGAAGGGGAGGCAGCCTGATGGACACCAAGGAAACCACGGCTTGCCTGGTCAAGGACTGCACGACGGAAGCGAAGACTGGTGGGTATTGCGGGAAGCGCTACCAGCGGTTCCTGAAGCACGGCGACCCGTTGGCCATGGCCCTGCGGGGTGGTGCGGCGGTGAAGGCCAAGACAGCGGCCAACCCGCCGGCCCCTACCCGGCACACCTTCGAAGCAGTGTGGCCGATCACCGGCCCACACAACTGCACGGCACCGACCGCCGATGAGGCCCAGGGGTTGTGCACGATCGCGATGTTCGAGATCCACAGGATCGCCCTGGGCCTTGGCGTGGAGATGCTCGGCGCGCCGAAATTCCAGATCATCCCGACCGCATCGAACCCGCGCGCGGCAGCCCACCCCGAAGCAACGCATTGCCCGTACACGCTACGGGCCACCACCCGAGCAGCCAGAAGACAAGGAGTAACAGCATGAACACCGAAGCTGGACTGGAGTGCTGGGAGACAGAGTGGGGAGTGCTCGTAGTGTTTGGCACGCACGACCCGAACGTCGCCTACGCGAAGGCCAAGGAATGGTACTCGCAGAACAGCGAGGTGCCCGAGGATCTTGAGGAGGGGTTGCGAGACTACGCCGCTCGCTGGTGGGCAGATCCCGCCGTGAAAGACACCGACGGGGAGGCTTGGCCGGACACTTTGGTCAGTCGGGAAGAAGTCCCAGGGTGGATCCCGTATCTGGTGGTGAACTGGTGAACCGACCCGAAAAGTTCATTGGGCTGCGCCGGGCTTTTAGGGGACGTGCCAACCACTGGAAGACATCTAACCCCGATCCGAACTACATAGGTCTAGCCGTCAGTCAGGGAATGGCCCGGCGCAGGACCTCAAAAGTACCCCAGCACGCGCATCTCGCCAAGACCAGCGGCAATGAGCTGCAGACAGGAGCGACTCCGTGAGCCGCCACCCGGCAGCAGAAGCCGCCGGCCGAGCCATCGCAGAAGCACTCGACCAACCATGGGCCACCCTCAGCATCAACGACCAATCACAACTCGCGCTCGCCGGTCAGGCCGCGTTTGAGGCCTGCGCCCCGTTCGTGAAGTACGAAGTGCTATCCCGAACCGCAATTGCGGTGTCGGGGAACGGGACGAAGGACCGGGAGTTCAAGTCCTGGCTGCAAGGTATGGCGGCCGCGGCGGGCCGGAAGGCGTACCGCAGATGACGCCGGGGGAGTACGACGCGAACTGGATCTGTGCAGTGTGCGGGGACGTGAAGGTTGTCCCCTCTCTGGCCCGGGCTTGCGAAGCGAAGCACCAGCAGGAAACCGCTCCGGTAAAGGCCGGCGGCGACGAGTCTACGGAAGGAAGGACAGCAGATGCCCTGGTTGAGAGTCGGAGACACCGCGGCTAACCACCCGACGGTGCTCGGAGTTCTCGAGCACCAGGACATCGACGAGCGTCTGGTGAACGAGGTCTTCGGATTCGTGGTCAGATGCGCCGCCCAGTCGACGGCGCACCTCACGGACTACGTCGTGAACCGAGGCACCGCGCTGTCCATCGGCGGGCTGGGCCGGGCGGAGAAGCTGCTCAACGTGGCCCTGTTCGCCGGATACATGACGACGCAGGAGCGTGATCTCGGCGACGGCCAAGGCGTGCGCACCGTGTACAAGATCATGGACGAGCCCGAATTCATCCACATGCGCACCCGCGAAGAGATCGAATGGGAGAGGCAACGGAAGTCGGACAACTCCAACCCGGCCCTCATCGTCCCGGTCCGCCTTCGCGACGGAGACGCCTGCCGCTATTGCGGTCAAGTGGTGAAGTTCGCCCCAGGTGCGAGAACGGGCCGGCACGTCGGCACGTACGACCACCGCAGTCCCGGCCAAGCGGCAACGGTAGAGACCTACGTGGTCTCCTGCAAAGGGTGCAACTCGTCCAGGTCCGACAACCCGGACGCCGATAAGGCACTCCCGCTTCTGCCCGTCCCGCAGAAGCCCTACTACTCGGCGGCAACGATCGAGTGGATCAAAACCAACGAGTGGGCGCAGCGCAATGGCATCAAGGCTCCCAAGCCTCCGGCGCAGCACCTCGCTCCAGGACAGCCCTCAGGCAACGGCCACACCCGGCCTGAGGCGGCTTCCACGGTTGAGCAGGCCTCACGGCCAGTTCCCAGTGTTGAGGCCCCTGCAGAGCCATCTGCAGCGCTTCCGCAGAAATCAGCAGAATCCGCAGGAGAGCAGTCTGCCGGCGCTGTCTTTACCGGGACGGGTAGGGACGGGTCGGGTCGGGTCGGTACTGGTAGGGCAGGTTCGGTAACCCAGCCCCGTGATCAACCCTCGAAGAACAACAGACGTAGGAACAGACCGAGGAAGAGAAGGTGATCCCGTGAGTACTGGAGGTTTGGCTGGGTCGGTATTGGCCTGGTTTGAGAGGGAGTTCCAGGATCAGGTGTTGCAAGCGGCTCAGTCGTTGGGCTGGTCTCTCAGGTATCACACGCATGACAGCCGTCGTTCGGAGCCGGGGTTTCCTGATCTGGTGCTGGGTCATCCGGGGCGCGGCTTGCTGTTGTTCCGTGAGCTCAAGACCGAGAAGGGCAAGACCACGGCGAAGCAGGATGAGTGGATCATCAGGCTGGGCCTGACGGGAAACGATGCCGGTGTGTGGCGCCCCCGGGATTGGGTGAGCCGGCGGATCCACACGGAGCTGTCGGGGAGGCAGGTGCGTGATGCCTGAGTGTCGGAGCCCGGAGCCGTGTGGTTGCTGGGGTTGCGTGAGCGTGTGGGTGGAGAAGCAGGCAGAGGTCGAGATTGTGGGAGGTGTTGAGGGCGATGGGGAATGTGACTGAGCAGGACGTGATGCGGTTGGCTGACAGGCTGCTGCGTACGACGACGGAGATGGCGGTGTATCGGGACAACCAGGGGAACGAGGACCGGCACTTCTGGCAGGAGCCGCCGCTGTTCGGGTTGCTTCGTGAGGCGGTGCATCCGGATATGCAGAAACCCAAGGACGGTGGCGGTGGTGGTGCGGCTGCCGGGTCTGCTGCTGCCTTGTCGGTCGAGGCCATCGATCTGTTCATGGCCATCGACCAGGAGTCCATCGACCTGATGTGGTTGGAGCGTGAGCAGCTGGTGGCGCACCGGTTGGAGTCGATGGAGCAGCGGGTGATCGCGTGGGTTCGGTTCCTGCGGACGAAGCCGGCCCGTCGTCTCGAGGTGCGCAAGGTCTTGGGGAAGTGGATCACCCAGATCGAGAGCCTGCTGGATCCGGCCAAGACTATTGAGCTGCGTGGGTCGGTGTGCCCGAACTGTAGGAACAAGTGGGCGATGGTGCCTGAGTTCGGGGAGTTGTTTCGCAAGACGGCGTTGGTGGTTGCTGTTGGGTCGGAGCAGGTGCTGGCCAGATGCAGGTCGTGCGAGTCGGAGTGGCCCGCTGCGTCCATCAATTCGCTGGCCGACACGCTCAATCAACCCGCATGACAACGCGTGGGTCGATGCGTTAATCTATAACCAATGAGCGAAGCTGTCTCTTCAGCCAGCTCAAGAGAAGCCCGGACAATCCCCCCAAGGTGTCCGGGCTTCTCGCATGTCTGGAGGTTGTGATGCCGAGAGCAATGCCCAAGCCGTGCAGTCACCCGGGTTGTCCGGAGCTGGTGGCCACGGGTCGGTGCGATGCTCATCGAGCACAAGCTGAACAGCAACGAGGCAGCAGTGGTGAGCGAGGGTACAACTCGCCTGGTCATCGTCTTCGCTTCCGCGAAGGAGTGCTCGCCAGGGACCCGATCTGTGTCATCTGTCGCCGGAGACCATCGACTGAGGCCGACCACCACCCGCTGTCTCGAAAGGGACTGATAACGCTGGGTCTGGATCCGGACAATCCCAAACGAGGCCGCGGATTGTGCCAGCCATGTCACGCCGCCGAGACGGCAAAAAACCAGCCCGGAGGGTGGAACCGGGCACAGTGAAACCGGCGTGTCGCCTTGGCTTGGCGGGGTTTTTGGGGGTGGGGGTGACCCCCTCGGGCGTCTCCGAGATAGCCGCCGGGCAGGGCAATTCATACACCCGCAGGTTAGAGCTTTTGTATCAGGGGGTACCCGTGCCAGGTCCTGCTGCGAAGCCGGCGCTTGCCGTTGTCCGTGAGGGAAACCCCGGTCACCGGCCTGTGCCGGAGGGTGCTGTCTTGCCGCCGCCGGCCGAATTCGCGGAGCCGGACTGGACGAAGATCATGCCGGAGTCGAAGGCACCGCGGAAGCCGAAGGAGCCTGAGCGGGACCCGGACGAATCGATCGAGCACTTCACCCAGCGGGTCTACCGGTGGGAGAAGCAGATGCAGGCTTACGAGCTGCGGCGGCAGGCGATCAACGGCACGCGGTTCGTGAAGAAGCGCGCGTCGGCTGAATGGCAGCGGGTCGTGCCGGTGCTGCGCAACAGCGTGGGCCTGAGCGACGTCGACCATTCCCTGGTGAAGGACTACTGCATCTGCGTGGCCCGCCTCGAGTGGTGCGAGCACGAACTCTCCCGGGAGGGCCTGAAGGTACTGGGCCAGCGCGGGGAAACGAAGAACGGACTGCAGACGACGGCCAACGGTTACCGGGCTGCGGTGCGGACCTACACCCGGGAACTGGGCCTATCGCCGTCGGCAAGAACGTCGATCCCGGCGCGGCCCGACGACGATGGCGACGAATCAGACCCGTTCGACTGACCGACTCCCGCCGTCACTGATGGCAGGAGGCCGGGATGTTGGATTACTCGCTCGACGACCTGCCGGCGCCCTACGACGCTCTGATCGAGCTGGGCATCACCCACGAGCAGATCGTCGAGGCAGCCAAGCGCCGGCCCCTCGTCGTGGCCTTCCAAGCAGACAAGCACCCGGGCGCCTGGTTCGACGTGGACCGCGCCCGGAAGGCGCTGAGGGCCCTCGGGGCGTTCAAGCACACGAAAGGCCGCTGGGCGGGTACCCGGATGCGCCTGGGCGAGGGCCTGGACTCGTGGCAGGCCGTCTGGGTGCTGGCACCAGTCTTCGGATGGGTCTATCACGACCCCGAGATCGACCTCGTCGTCCGCGTCATCCGCTCCGTGTGGATCGAGATTCCCCGTAAGAACGGCAAGTCGACGTTCGCGTCGGGGATCTCCGGTGTGCTGCTGCTCGCCGACGGGGAGATGGGAGCCGAGGTCTACAACGCCGCGGGCTCCGTGACCCAGGCCGGCCGCGTGTTCGAGGACGCGAAGATGATGCTGCGCACCTCAGCGGCCGCCAGGAAGCGCACCGAGTCGCTCAAAGATGTTGTCCGGGTACCGAAGACCAACGGCATCCTCCGCGTTCTCTCACGGGTTGCAGAGACCGCCCACGGCTTGAACGTCTCCGGCGCAACGATCGATGAAATCCACACGCTGCGCAACCAGCGAAAGCTCGTCGAGGCCATCGAGACCGGCACCGGCGCCCGAACCCAACCGCTGATCGTGTTCATCACCACCGCCGACGAGGCGGAAGAGGGCACGATCTACGACGAGAAGCACACCTACACCCGCAACGTCGCCAACAACGTCGTCCAGGACCCCGCCCACTACGGCGTGATCTGGGCGGCCGACGAGAACGACGACCCCTACGCGGAGAAGACCTGGTTCAAGGCCAACCCCGGCCTCGGCAAGTCCCCGACCCTGGCCTACATGCGCCGCGAGGCCATCAAGGCCCAGGGTTCACCGTCCTACGTCCCTACATTCCTCCAGCTGTCCCTGAACCGGCGCTCGCCGAACCAGGCGCGCTGGGTTGACCTCACCCGCTGGGACCCTCTCGGCGGCGCGCAGCGCACTCCGTTGCGGGGCCGGCGGGCGTGGGGTGGTCTCGACCTCTCGGCGACGTCGGACTTCACTGCGTGGTCGGTGTGGGCGGAGTCGAATCGGCCCGGCTTCGAGCTGGACTTGTTCACCAGGTTCTGGGTGCCTGAGGAGCGCGTATACGACCTGGAGAAGCAGCTGATGGTGCCTCTGCGGGACTGGATCGACCGCGGCTACGTGACCACCACGGAGGGCGACGTCATCGACTACTCGGCAGTGAAGGCCGCGGTGATCGGGGACTGCAACCACTTCGATATGCAGCGCGTCTCCTACGACCGCATGTTCGCTGGCCAGCTGGTCCAGGAACTCGATCAGGAGCTGCGCGGCGTGGAGATCGCCGCGGTGGCGCAGACGTTCTACGGCCTCTCGCCGGCGGCGAAGGAGATGGAGCGGTTGTGGAAATCCAAGAGCATGCGCCACGACGGTTCGCCGGTGATGCGGTGGATGGCCTCCGTGGTGGAGGTCAAGACCGACGATTTGGACAACATCAGGCCGGTGAAACCGGACAGGAAGCGCTCCAGCGCCCGTATCGACGGCTTCCAGGCCGCCGTGACTGGGCTGGACGGCATTGTCCGCACGTCCCTGGAACAGAAGCAGACGTTCGTCTATACGGGCACTGGAACGAGACGGAGGTGAGCCGGTGTTTTTGACCCTTCAGGACGCGATCCAGGAGACGGACCGGCTGCAGCGCGAGCTGGACAACCGTCGTCCCGAGATCAGTAAGCGGATCCAGTACTTCAAGGGCGAGACCGGGCAGTTGCGTTTCGCGTCTGAGAAGTTCGGGCAGTACTTCGACCGCCAGTACACGGGGTTCTCGGATAACTGGTGCATGCCGGTGGCCCAGGCCCCGGCAGAGCGCATGAACCTGCTGGGGCTGCGTCCCTACGGTCGGGCCACCGGCGTCGACTCGGAGATCGAGCGCGCCTGGTACGGGAATGACGCCGATGCCGGGTCCTCGGAGGCCTTCCTGATTTTCGGGGTTGCCTCCCGGTCGTTCTCGCTGGTCCATCCTTCAGGGCAGGGCCCTGACGGGCTGCCGGCCATCACCTGGGAGCACCCTGAGACAGCGATCGTGGACACAGACCCCATGACCCGGCAAGACCGGGCGGGGTTGGTGGTCTGGGCCGACGACAAGGTCGACTACGCGACCCTGTACACCCCGGAGCAGGTGTTCCGGTTCAAGCGCAAGACCGCACAGGAACGCTTCGAGCGCCAAGATGTCCCCGTCAGGGGTGGCGGATGGGAGCTCCGCGACCCGGATGTGGTCTACGAGCCCAACCCGCTGGGAGAAGTCCCGCTGACGGAACTGCAGAACCAGACGCTGCTTGATGACAAGCCGATCTCCGACATTTCCGGGGTCATGGCCCTGCAGGACTCGATCAACCTCATCTGGGCGTACCTGCTCAACGCACTCGACCAGGCCTCACTGGCTGCCCGAGTAGTCACCGGCGCCGAACTGCCGAAGACCCCGATCCTGAACAAGGACGGGCAAGTCATCGGCACGCAGGACGTTGAGCTCGACGAACTGATGAAGGAACGCATCCTCTGGATCCCCGGCTCGGAAGTCGACATCAAGGAATGGTCGGCAGCTAACCTCGAAGCGTTCTCCGGGGTGATCGAACGGATCGTCGAGCACATCGCCGCCCAGACCCGCACCCCGCCGCACTACCTCGTCGCGAAGATGATCAACACGGCAGCGGAGTCCCTGAACATCGCAGAGGCCGGCCTGGTCTCCAAGACCCAGGAGCGGATCCGATACGCGAGCCGCGGGATGCGCAAGACCATGCGCCTGATCGCCAAAGCGCAGGGAGCGGACCAGCGCCGCCTGCACGCCATCAGCGCCGGTCAACTGATCTGGGCCAACGTCCAGTACCGCTCCGAGGCGCAGATGGCCGACGTCGCGGTCAAGCTCAAGTCATCCGGATTCCCCCTGGAGTACATCGCCGAGAAGCTCGTCGTCGACCCGTCCGAGGTGCGGCGCATCATGAAGATGCACCGCGCCGAGTTGGCAGCTGACCCGTTGGCAGCGGCCCAGCAGGCCATGAACCAGGGCTTCGGGTAATGAACGACGTCACGGCGATCGCCCAACAGCATCACGCATTCGGAAAGACACTGCAGACCGCAGCCGCCAGGGACGCAACCGCGCTCTGGCGGCGGGTCGACCCGGACCGAATCGTGCCTTCATGGGCGGACCTCCTCCCGCAGGCCGTCGCATTGGTCACCGCAGCGCAACTCACCGCAGCCGAGGACGGTGCCGCCTACACCACAGCCGCCCTCGCCGCACAGGGCATCCCCACCAGCGGCCCCCAGATCGACCCGGCAGGGTTCGCGGGGACCACGTACCCGCTCAACCCGGCCATCAACGGCTTCAACCTCACCGACACCTTCATGGCACCCGCCTACGCCACCCTGGCGCTCATCAAAACCGGCTACGACCCCAGCAGGGCGCTCGCCGGTGGGCTCAACCAGGTGTTGCTGCGCACGCAGCTACAGGTCGCGGACGCGGGGCGTCAGGCCGGCGGGGTGATGCGGTCCAGCCGGGACGTGTCGGTGGGCATGGTCCGGATGGTGAGTCCGGGCTGCTGCTCACGGTGCGCGATCTTGGCGGGGAAGTGGTACCGGCGTAATGCCGGGTTCGACCGTCACCCAGGCTGCCGGTGCACGGGGATTCCAGCGCTCGAAAACGAAGCCGATAACTACCTCACCGACCCGTACGAGTACTTCAACTCGCTGGACGCGGATGAGCAGCGCCGGATCTTCACGAACGCCGGGGCGAAGGCCATCAACGACGGGGCGGACATCTTTCAGGTCGTCAACGCACGCTCCGGGATGTACACCTCATCGGGCGGATCGCTGGTCACCCGGGAAGGTGTCACCCGGCGCGGCTACTTCGGCAGCCTGGAGAACTCCCGCGGCTTGACCCGGGACCGGCGGAAGGGGGAACGCTACGGCGTTACCACCCGCCAGCGGATGATGCCCGAGGAAATCTACAAACGGGCTCGCGGCAACCGTGAGCGCGAGATCTCTCTGCTCACCGAGTACGGATACATCACCCCCGTCGGCCAAGTGCCTACCGGGGCGATTCGAGGTGCCGGCGCCGGATACATGGGCGGCCGGAAACCACGCTACTGACCGGCAACCGGCCAGCAGCCTTCAACCCCTGATACCGCGCAATGCGGGAACGGAGAACATCATGCCCAAGAACACACTGCCCACTCGTACCGTGCACGGCATCGACATGAGTGCACCCGACGCGATCGAGCAGCTGCTCGCACACCACCGTGCAACCTTCGGGAACGCGGTGATGCTGGCCGCCACCGATGGCACCGACGGCGAAGACCAGGACGACGCAGACGATGCCGGAGACGGCGACGACGGCGAAGACCAGGACGACGCAGACGATGCCGGAGAAGGCGACGACGGCGACGCAGAGGGCGGTGACGCAGGGCTCGGAGACAAGGGCAAGCGGGCGCTCGACTCCATGAAGGCCAAATGGAAGGCCGAGAAGAAGCGAGCCGCGGACGCCGTGGCCGAACGCGACCAGCTCAAGGCCGAGAAGGACAACGCCGGCAAGGCCCCAGAAGAGCAGGCCCTCGAAGCAGCACGCGCCGAAGCCCGCGCCGAAGCACTCGCAGCCGGCAGCAAAAGAATTCTGCGTTCCGAGGTCAAGGCAGCAGCTTCCAAGAAGCTCGCCAACCCCGCGCTCGCAGTGAAACTGATCGACCTCGATGACCTCGAAGTCGACGACGACGGCAACGTCGACGAGGACGCAATCGCAGAAGCGATCGATGACCTCCTGAAAGAAAACCCGTTCCTGGCCGCGCAAGGCGCCGGGGTGCGGTTCGATTCCGCCCGGGGCAAGTCCCAGCGGAAACAACAGCTGTCCCGCCAAGACCTCAAAGGCATGACGCCCGAGCAGATCGCCAAGGCGTACGACGAGGGCCGCATCAAGGGATAGCACCCCCACCAACGCATTGCACCCAGAAAGGAAGCCACCGTGGCTATCACCAAGTTCATCCCCGAGGTCTGGTCCGCCAAGATCCTCACCACCTTCCGCGAGAAGGCGATCTTCGCCGGCCTCGTGAACCGCGACTACCAGGGCGACGTCCGCGCCGGCAACACGGTCCACATCCCCGGCATCACCGACGTCACGATCAAGAACTACAAGACCGGCAGCGTCTCCGACGGCGCCGGCGGCACCCTGCCCCGGACCACGACCGCCGAGGGCATCAGCGACACCGGCGTCGACCTGCTCGTCGACCAGGAGAAGAACTTCGACTTCTACGTCGACGACATCGACGCCGCGCAGGCCAACACCCGCCTCATGACTCCCTACGCGGAATCCGCCGCACTGGGCCTCATCGAGGACGCCGACAAGTTCCTCGCCGCACTCGCCGTGACCGGTGGCACGGCAGTCACTCCCGGGGCTGCGGCCACCGACGGGGAGACGGCCTGGAACGTCATCCGCGACCTGCGCAAGGCCCTGAACAAGGCCAAGGTCCCCTCGGGCAATCGCCTGTTCGTGGCCAATGCCGAGTTCACCGCGCTGCTCGAGGAGAACGACGCCAAGCTCATGTCGGCGAACACGGCCGGCAGCACGGCAGGCCTGCAGGAAGCGGCGCTGCCGCGCATCCTCGGGTTCGACGGGTTCAACTCGGAGAACCTGCCGACGACGGCGAAGCCGCAGATCATCGCCTTCCACAAGTCGGCGCTGGCCTACGTGTCGCAGATCGACAAGACCGAGGGCATGCGGGCGGAGAACAAGTTCGCCGACCGCCTGCGCGGCTTGCACGTCTACGGCGGAAAGGTCCTGCGCCCGACCGCTATCGCAACCTGGACGGCAGCCTGATGAGCCCGCGCGTCGTGGGCCCTTCGAGGCAGGTCATCGACGTCGACGAGTCCATTGCTTCCGGGCTCGTCGACGGTGGCCACTGCGAGTACGTCAAGGAGCACGCCGACGGCGAAACCCCGGCCGACGACCAGAAGCAGCAGGAGCCCCCACAGGGCGACGGCAGCGGGTCGGACGACCAGACGTCCGGCAGCGACTCGGAAGAGCCACAGGACGAAGCAGGCGACCGCCCGGCAGGGAATGCCAGCCGCGAGGTATGGGTGGAGTTCGCGCTCGCCCAGGGCAAGACCGAGGACGACCTGCAGGGTCTCAAGCAGACCGAGATCCGGGCGCTGTTCGCAGACCAGACGGAATAACGAGGAGGTGGCCCGGTGGCCGACCTGATTACCAAGGACGACCTGAAACCCTACGGGGCCACGGACGAGCAACTTGCCCTGCCCCTGGTCGACGTGCTCATCGGTTCCGCGTCCGACGCGGTGATCGACGCCGCCGGGTCACCCATCCTCGAATCCCGCTCCACTGTGGAGATCACGGCCATGCCGGCCCGAATCCTCCGCCTCCCGGGCCTGCCGGTCCGCGAGATCCATTCAGTCACCATCGACGGGCAACCCGTCACCGGGTGGACGCGGATCGCCGCGGGCATCTATCGCGAGCCGCGCTGGTCGCACGACCGGCTAGAGATCGTGACCGTGGAATACACGCACGGTCTGCCCGCGGTCCCGAACGATGTGAAAGACCTCGTCGCGCGGATGGTCCTCGCTGGCCTGATTGCCGCTGAGGACGGGCCGGCTGCGTTCGCTCTGAACAACGGCGGAGTGTCTTCGGTGGCCATCGATGACTTCAAGGAGGCCTACGCAACGGGGGTCGACGTCGAAGCTGTCACGGAGATGACCCTGCCGGAGCGCACCCGGCGCTGGCTGGAACGCCGCTTCGGCGGCGGCGGGCCCAACATCAGGGGCCAGTTGTGATCGCCGCACGCGCTCGACTGGCCATCGCGCGCGGTCGACGCCTGGCGGAGGCCCTGATGATCGATACCTGCGAAGTCCGCAGGAAGTCGGGCGGACTGCCGGTCACGGATGAGGACGGCAACGTCACCATGCCCTCAGAGGTGGTCTATTCCGGTCCGTGCAAGATCCAGACCGGGGTCCCGCAAGCGCACAACCCGGAGGCGGGGGAGCACCAGTTCACGGTGGAGACCCTGCAGCTGCACGTACCGGTGGGCGCAGGGCTCATAACCGGCGACCTGGTCAACATCACGGACGCCCTCGACCCGAACGTGCAGGGTCTCAAGCTCCGGTTGGTCGAGCTCGCTCGCGGCACGTTCAAGACCGCGGCCAGATGGAACGTGGAGGCGGTGACGGCATGAGCTTCGACGCATCCGAACTTCATGATCTGGCCCGTGATCTGGGCACCGTACCGCAGAGGGCTTTGCCGGAGGTGAAGAAGGTCGTCTCCAAGGGTGCGCTCAACGTGAAGAACCAGATCCGGAAGGACTTCAAGGAGTCCAGCTCGTTCGACCACATCTTCCTGGTCAATTACAACCTGAACGTCGACGACACCGGCGTGGAAGCGGAGATCGCCCCGTACATCGAGTCTGAGGGGTTCAAGAACCTGGTGGGCATTGCCATAAACGGCGGTGCCCAAGGCGGTGGCGGGACGGTGACTGATCCGCTGGTCGCGTTGCGTGCAGAGGAGCCGAGGTTCGTGGAGAACATCGCCAAGCTGACGGGATTCATTTTCGATGGCTGAGCAGATCTACAACGCGGTCCTGGCTGCCATGCCACAGGGACTAACCGTGTACCAGGGCATGGCGCCGAGCCCCACAGGGCCTGCGGCTTTCCCCTATGTCGTCCTCTGGGGCGGGCCGGGGGCCGAATCAGGGGAGGGCCTGGACGGCCGCTCTGACGGCCTCGACCTGTCAATGAGGCTCACGTATGCCGGGCTGACGTTTGTCGCCGTCCTGAGGGTAGCCAGCCGGGTGCGGGAGGCCTTGCAGGACCGCCGGCTGGTGGTCGCTGGACGCGTGTTGGCACCGCTGCACGTGAGTCAGTTGCAGAACATTCGGCCGGACTTTGACATCACCATCCCGACGGCGGGGCTGAATCCATATTTTGCGGTGGATGAGCTCCGCAGCATTTCGACCCGCTAGTACCGACAACCCATGAGGAGGCCCACCGTGGCAACCGAGAAACCGTCCGAGGAAGCCGCGGGAACCGTGGCCAAGTCGGCCGACGCAGAACCGGCTCCGGCCGGTCGCAAGTACGACCCGAACAAGCGGGTCCGAGTGATGGACGTGTTGACGAAGCAGGTTGTTCGTCGGTCCGTTCCCGAGTCGTGGCTGGATGGCCGCTTCCCGAATTTGAAAGAAGTCCCCTCGACTAAGAAAGCAGGTAAGTAATCATGGGTTCTCTCGGCCCCAAGATGCTCAACACCGCGAATCGACGCCTTGATTGGGTGCCGACGATCGCGGACATCACGAAGCCCACTCCCACCGAACTGAACGCCGGGGTCAACCTGACGTGCCGGGTCACAGTCGCGAACTACCAGTTCGGGATCACGGGAACGAACATCATCACTGACCCGTCCCCGTGCGACAGCATCGAAGCCGGCGCCCCGGGCATGGACACGTTCGAGGCCTCCTTCGACATGTTCCGGTTCAAGGACACCGTTGACGACCTCGCCTGGACGACGTTCACGGACAAGAACCTGGCTGGGTTCTTGGTCGAGCGCGTGGGGCAGGTTGCCGAAGGCGAGAAGCCCGAGGACGTGCCGTACGCGGCCGACGACGAGGTGGCGATCATGCAGGGCCTTACCTTGTCTCCGCAGCCGCTCTCCCCGGCCACGGCGGGCTTCGAGAAGTTCAAGCAGGGTTTCGCCCCGCAGTCCTTCGCGCCCCGCGCGATCGTCGCCGCTGGAGCCTAACCGCTCCCTCACAACTGCCTTGGCGGGCGTTGGTCAGGCTCCGCCCGCCAAGGTGCACCACCCTGAACAACCCGAGCCTGCCCACACTCTTAGGAGCCTGAAACCCATGACCGAAAACCAGATCCCCGCCCCGTCCGCAGAGCTCGACTTCGACGCATGGCTGGCCGGCGGAGAACGCGCCGCCCACTACGTCAACCTCTACTCCCGCCTCGACCTCATCGCCTCCATCGAAGAACTCCAGAAGCAACTGGTGGCGATCGACGAAGTCACAGAGGGCGACGAAGCCATGGGCGGCAACGAAGACCCCAACGAGGACCTCCACGAACAGGTCAACGCGCTCTACGCCGAAGTAGACGCTTCCAAACGCGAATTCCGGGTAGAAGCCCTAACCGACGAAGAGTCGGACGAGATCCAGAAGCAGGTCCGCACCGACCTGTCCGACCAGATCGACGCGGCAGCCACCGAGGGGCAGACGGAAGCACGGAAGACGGCCAAACGCCTCGGCATCACCGCCCCCGGAGACATCAACAACCTCGTCCGTGTAGGCGCAAACGAGACTGCGACCGCACTGGTCAACCGTGAGGCCGCGCTGCGCAAGATCGCCCAGGCGACGAAGGTCCGGCAGGGCGGCGACTGGCTGCCACTCACTGTCGGCCAGGTCCGCGCCCTCTACAAGAAGCTCGGCCAGGCACAAATCGACATGCTCGCCGACGCCGCCATGAAAGCCGCGAACGAGGTACCCGAGGTCACGATCCCAAAATCGTAGAAGCCCTCGCAAAGCCGCGCTGGACGCACCTGCTCGACTTGGTGCGCACAGCGCGGACCTGGAGGCTCCCTCCCACCGTCCTACAGGGCTTACGGAAAGAGGACGGGACCTTCAACTACCAGGACAGGATCCTCGCGCTCGCCGTCCAACGGTTCGAAGACTCGTTGTGTCCTGACTGCGGCCTGCCTGCTTCTGTGGCTAAGGGCGACCACAACGTGGGCCGCATCGAGGTTAACGAAGGCGACATGTGCCACGGCTGTGTCGCCGTAGAGGAACACCGGGCAGACAAGAGCCGCCAGTCCTACCCAGGACAGAAGCACTACCTAAAGATCGACTGGGATTAGTCGACAGGCTTCTCGCGCCGACGGCCGATGCCGACTAGCAGGGTGATGAACCCGGCGAACGCGGCGAAGGTTCCCACGCCTTGCAGTCCCGCCGCGTCTCCGGTGGTCCCGATGATCGCGAATGCGACGCCGAAAACGAGTAGCGCGAGCCCGGTCATGATCGTGTTGTGCCCGCGCTTATGCCGGACGCTTCCCCCATTTTGAGTCATACGCCGATTATCACACGGCTGGAACTAGCAACTGAATAGCGGAGGTGGCCTGTGGCCAAGCGTGAGGTAGTCGTTCGGATGAAAGCCGAAATCTCGTCGTTTAAGCGGGATATGGCCGTAGCGGCGTCGTCCGCCAGGAAGGCTGCCAAAGAAGTCGAGGACTCGGGAGTCAAGGCCCGGTCGGGAATCGGCAAGCTGGGTGAGGTAGCGAAGTCCCATGAGAAGGCTTGGGACCAGGCGTCCAGCGCCCTGGTAGGTGGCGGCGCGGCTATCGTGGGCGGCCTGGGTCTTGCCACGAAGGCTGCCATGGACTGGGAGTCGGCATGGACGGGCGTGAAGAAGACTGTCAATGGGTCCGACGACCAGCTGGCAAAGGTTGAGGACGGGCTCCGTGGTCTCGCAAAGACCCTCCCCTCGACTCACGCGGAAATCGCAGGCGTAGCCGAGGCAGCAGGTCAGTTGGGTGTTGCCACCGGTGATGTCGTCGGATTCACGAAGACGATGATCGACCTCGGTGAGTCCACGAACCTGACCGCGGAGGACGCGGCGACGAATATCGCCCAGATCTCCAACGTCATGGGCACCATGAAGCGCGAAGGAGTTCTGGGAGTCCAGAAGTTCGGGTCTGCTTTGGTCGCCCTCGGTAACGACGGGGCATCCACCGAGGTCGAGATCCTCAATATGGCGCAGCGCATCGCAGGTGCCGGTGCAACCATCGGCGCTTCCGAGTCCGATGTTCTCGCCCTGTCGAACACGCTCGCGTCCATGGGTGTCCGCGCCGAAATGGGTGGCGGCGTCACGACCCGCGTCATGCTGAAAATGTACTCCGCCGTGCAAGAGGGCGGGGACAAGCTTCAGGCGTTCGCGAAGGTTGCCGGCACCAGTGCCGAAGAGTTCGGCCAGAAGTTCAAGGACGACCCGATCCGGGCGATGGACCTTGTCAACAAGGGGCTGAAGCGTGTCCAGGATGGCGGCGGGAACGTCGTCGCCACGATGAAGGAACTCGGGATCAAGGGAACCGAGGAAACGCAGGTCATGCTGCAGTTGGCCGCGTCCGGTGACCTGCTCTCTGATTCGTTGAATCTTGGGTCGCAGGCGTGGGATCAGAACCTGGCCCTCGCAAAGGAGGCTGAGCAGCGGTACGCGACGGCTGAGTCGAAGGTCAAGATCGCGTGGAACAACATCAAGGATTCGGCTATCGACGCCGGGTCTGTGCTGCTGCCCATGGTGTCGCAGATTGCCGAGGGTGCCGCGACCCTGGGTGGCGCGTTCGGGGCTCTCCCTGCCCCCGTGCAGGGCGCCGTGGTGGGGCTTGCCGGTGTTGCCGGTGTTGCCGCTCTTGCTGTGGGCGGGACGATGAAGCTGGCGAAGGGTGCGCTCGATACTGTGTCCGGGCTGCGCGCCTTGTCGGGCGAGTTCCCGAAGACCATCAGTGGGCTCGGGAAGCTAGCCAAGGCTGCAGGTTATGCTGCCGCAATTGCGGGGGTTGGCATCGCGATCGCGAAGATCGCCGAAGCGAACTACATGGACGACATCGACACCGGCATGGGCCGTGTCGCCCTGGCCATCGCGAAGGTCGCCGCCGGGGCGCCGGACGCCTCGCAGGCCATCGACGACCTGTTCAAGGACCGCAATGGTGGAAACCTGACCGGCGATGTCGAAGACCTCGAATCTGCGATCGACCGCACGTTCAACAAGTCCGCTGGCGAGAAGTTCAACGACTGGGCCGAGAAGGGCATCAACGCAGTCACGGGGATCAAGGGGTCCTCGCAGATCCTCGGCGACACGTGGGGCCGTATTGACCAGCAGCTCGCCGACATGGTCAACAGCGGTAACACCGAGGACGCCACCAAGTCATTCGAGGCGATCTCTGAAAAGGCCAAGGAACAACGCGTCAGTGTCGAACAACTGAAGACACTGTTCCCTGGATACAAGGATGCCCTCGACGGGGCTGCCGCATCCAGCGAAGACCTCGGCACAAAGGCCGAGGGTGCCGCGGGAAGCCTCGACGAGCTCGGCGCATCTGGGGATGACGCTTCGGCGGCTTCAAAGGAAGTTGCGGATGCACTGGAGAAAGTTGGCCTCGCCGCTGACGGGACTGTAACGTCCCTGTCGGCCTATCTCGATGCACTCGTCTCTTCTGGACTGGCTACGATGTCCAGCCGGGAAGCCTCCTTCAAGTGGGCCGAATCCCTGCGGAACACGTCGAAGGAAGTCGACGAAATTGCCAAGTCCCAAGGCAAGCTCGGCGCCGTCCTCGCGAAAGGGAAGGACGACTTCAACCGGAACACCGACTCTGGACTTGCAGGTCTGCAGCTCTTCCAGGGGAAGCTGCAGGAAGGCATCCAAGTCGCCCAAACGTACGCGGCGGACAGCACGAAGTCCCAGGGCGACGTGGTCAAGCAGCTGCAGTCGACCTACGACGCTGCGGTGAAGGTTGGCACCGGTTTCGGCATGTCGAAGACGGCTGCGGAAGGACTTGCACGGGAGACGCTGCACATCCCGAAGGACGTGTCGATCAAGACATGGTTCGACGAGACCGCGAAGGGCATGGCCAATGACCTGACCGGCGCGCTGGACGCGATGCCGGATCGCAAGGACATCAAGGTGTTCGTGTCTGATGATGGCACTGTGAATCTGACACAAGCTCAGATTGACGCGATCATGGGGCAGACGGTCCTCACTGAGGTCACAGATGCCGGCACCGTCCTGCACGTGCAGGGCAAGATCAACGGTGTCACCGATGGCGATGCCCGGCTCCTCGTCCGCGATGACGGGACCGTGTCAATCGTCCAGGGCAAGATCAACGGGGTCAAGGACGGGTCTGCGACCGTGAAGGTCGGAGAGACCGGCATCTCCGCCGTGCAGGCCGCGATCAACTCGATCACTGGCCGCAGCGTGAACGTCACGGTGAAGCAGAAAGTCGAGCAGCAGCTCGTCCCGTTCCACCAGCCGGCAAGGTTCTTCGACAAGCTCGGCGGCGGTGCCAACGGTGGCCGGGTAGGAAACCTGCCCCGGCGCGCCGGCGGCGGACGTCTACCGACAACAGGCCTCGGCGAAGACATGATCCTCGGCGTCAACGGCGCCGGCATGCCCCTCGCCCGGGTCAACGACCGCGAATGGGTGATCAACCAGAAGTCGTCCGACAAGCACGACGGACTCCTCGGGATGATCAACCGCGACGACCCGCGCCTCGAATCGATGAAGGGCCTGATGGGCCTCGCCTCCGGTGGCCGCGTGTCTGCATCCTCGCGTGCTTCGGGTGAGGCGCAGGCGCTGCAGTCTGACGTTGCGTCGTTGAAGTCGTATCTCCGGGGCGAGAAAGCCCAGGAGAAAGCGGCTCAGCGCTCCTACGACCGTATCGACGGGAAGAAGGAGAACAAGGGCGCGAAGTCTGCGGCGAAGCGTCGCCTGAATGCGGCGAAGGCTGACGTGAAGCGGACTGAAGCCCAGATTGATCGGGCGCAGAAAGCCTTGCAGGACACGAAGGCGAAAGCCGGTCGTCTCTCCGAGGAGCAGTTCGATCTGGCCCGGGACCTGAAACGCGGGAGCATTACCGAATCGTTCACCAGCGGGTCGGGCATGTCCGTCGTGGACAGGTTGTTCGAGCAGTCGAAGAACAAGGATCTGTCGAAGGGGCAGCGCTCCGCTCTGCGGTCCACGGCCTACAAGATGGAGTCCGAACTCCTGAAGCTGGAGAAGCGGTCAGACTCGCTCGCAGCCTCGCTGGAGAAGGCGACGAAGAAGCGTGACGACCTGCTGTCGGTGCGTGACTCCGTCGCTGGCGGCCTGCGGGGTGAGTACTCGCTGGAGTCGGCCCTGTCGCGGCATTACGAGTATTCGACGGCGCCGGCCACCGCGAAGGGGTTGGCGTCGCAGGCAACCGCGCAGGCGTCGAAGATCAAGGCGTTCGCGTCCAAGCTCGACAAGCTCCGGAAGAAGGGTTACCCGTCGGCGATCATCCAAGAGGTCGCCGAGCTCGGCACCCTGAAAGGTGGCGCTGCCGCGGATGTCCTGCTGGCTGGGACGGCTTCGGATGTGAAGGCATTTCAGAAGGCGTACAAGAACATCGACAAGTACTCGAACACTGCTGGCCAGTACGTGACCGAGTCGATGTACAAGGGCGGACTGGATGCCGCCGCTGGGCTCGTGAACGGGCTGCTGTCCAAGGAAAAAGACGTCGAGTCCGCCACCTACAAGCTCGGCAAGGCGGCAGAGCGCGGATTCCAAAAGGCCCTCGACATCCACTCACCGTCACGGGTGATGATGCAAGCCGGCATCCACACTGGCGAGGGGGCCGAACTGGGCATCCTCGCCAAGGTGTCGGACGTGCAGAAGGCCATGGGCCAACTCACGGAAGTCCCGGGCGCGACCTCGTGGGGCACCCCCGCAGCCTCCGTTGCCGCTCAGTCGCAAATCGCGCCGACGGTCAACCTCACGGCCGTTGTCGAGAATCCGTGGACCGGCGAGCAAATCGAAGCGAAGGTCCGCACGGTCGCCAACCATTCCGTGCCCGCGGCAGCAAACAAGCTCATCCGTCGGAATGACTTCGGCGGCGTCCATAAGGGGAGGTACTGATGGCTGTCCTGCAAGATGGCGACTTCGAGCTCGACGGCTACCTGTTCTCGGGATGCAAGGACACCCCCGCCTATGTGCGGTCCTTCAGCCAGGGGAAGGTGGACCACCGGATCCAGGATGCGGTGAACCCGGTCGGAGACAACATGTTCTTCGGCCGGGACTACCTCACCCCGGCGTCGTGGGAGTTCGGGTTGCGGATCCGGCAGGAGGGTATCGGGCAGGCCGCCAGCATCTTCGGCGGTCTGGTGAAGGCGTGGCGGGCTGATTCCAAGCGCCTCACCCCCGGCGCCATGTCGGTCCTCCGGTACAACCGGGGCGGGGTCACGCGGCGCGTCTACGGGCGCGCTCGGGGCATTGTCCCGAACATGGAGAACGGCTGGATTGCCGGGATCATCGACGCCGACACGGTGTTCGACCAGGCAGACCAGTGGCACTACGACGACGCGGCCCGTTCGCTGGTCGTGACTCTCATTCCCGGCACGCCCGGTGGTCTCTTGTCGCCGCTGATCAGCCCGTTGACGACGATTGCCGGGGGAACGCGACAGGGAATCATCGAGGAAGTCGGCGGCGAGGGCCCCGCGCCTTACACGGTGAAGTTCAGCGGGCCGGTCACCGATCCGTCCGTCATCGTGTCTGGACGCGAGGTCAAGCTCCTGACGACGCTGGCCTATGACCAGGTGGCAACTATCGACACCCGCCTGATGACCGCAACCCGGAGCGACGGCGCAAATCTGTCCGGCGCCCTATCACGCAAGACCCGACTGACGGAGTCGCGCATCAAACCCGGGCCCGCCGAAGTCATTTACAGCGGCACGGACGCAACCGGGACTTCCACATGCACAGTCACGTGGCGTCCCACCTACTACGGATTCTGAGGAGTAAACAATGCCCGCTTACCAAGCCAGCATGGCCGTCCGAGACCCATTCACTGGAGCACGACTGATAGTCAATGGAGAACTCTCCATCGACGAATCACAGTTCTTCTGCTCGAGCCCGCGGGGGCAGCACACGAATCAGGCCACGCCCGCCGGGCCGGGTGCGTCGGAACTCATCCGGCGCACCCAGCAATCGAGCAGGTCAGACCTATCCGACGGCTGGCCGGGCGCTACCAACGCCAGCTGATTCCAGCTTGGCAATGCGGTCTTCCAGCCTCTGGATTGTCTGTGTGAGCACCTGCACCTGGGATTGGTGAAGGTTCAGCAGATCCAGGTGGGCACGTGACTCCTCGGGATCCTCTGATAGTGCGCTTCGTGCCTGAATCAGCTGTTCAGAGAGTAAAACCTCGTAGCTCTTGGCAAGACCTGTGGCCATGTTATTCCCCCTAATTTCGGGCGCGCAGTGGTTCTGCGCTGACTGTGTTGACGCTCACAGCCTAGCCACTGCGCGCCTGATTCCTCTTTTCATGATTGGAGTAAACGATGGCACTAGATCCTGTCCCGTGGTTCATTGGCGGGGGCGCGGAACACAGCCCTGAAGTGGCCCGGCTTCTGGCCTACGCCGCAACCAGTGGGTCCAATGGGGTGACGCTTGCCGGCGACTTGCATGTGAATCAACTTCCCACCCCGGGGCCCGCAGTTCGCGTGGCCATCGGCACGGGGGTGCTGCTGAACCAGTTCCCTGGTGGCGGGCGGCAATCGTACTTGGTCCGCAACACCCCGGAAACTGAGGTCCCGATTCCGGCTACGGGATCCAGCGGCGGGGCGGTCCGCTATGTGATTGTTCGGATCGATGATCCGCAGTATGCCGGCCAAGCGCCGGTGGATCCACGGGTTGGGCCGTATGTCCGGTTCGCCGTGGTTTCCAGCGTGGCGAATCTCAACTACCCGCACTTGGTGCTCTGCCGGATTGACCAGCCGGCGAATACGGCAACGATCACGAATCTGATGATCACCGATCTGCGCGAAGTCGCGAACCCGCGGGAGAAGACGCTCGTCTACCCGCGCCCAAACGTCACCAACGACGCCGGAATGGTGCTGACCAGTCGTCAGGCTTACCCGGACGGTGAGTGGTTCCCCAACGTCGGTGGCACAACCAACAACGGCGTCTACCGGGTGGACATCCCCGAGTGGGCGACCCGCATGCAAATCCGGATGGAATGGCTCTCGATTCGCTACTCCAACAACCCGGGATACGGCCAGTACTGGGTCACGTACGGTCCGGACGCCGGCACCCCGGACCCGGACTACCGCACCCAGGCCTTCGCCTGGGACTCGGACGATTCGACCAACCGGGTGAACTGGGTGTTGCACCAGGAAGTCGCCGTCCCGGCGGCCATCCGCGGGACCAGCCAGCCGTTCGTGGCGCGGGCCAATAAGACCTCCCCGACGAGCTACGCGGGCAAGGTCGAGTTGACTGCGCTCTCGGGCATGGTGTTCTCGGTGCGCTTCCTGGAAGTCGCGGCGTAGGCCATGGCAGGCTGGCGGTACATTGCCCGGCGGTTGAACGGGGACGGAACCGAGACCGGCATCGACAATGATGTGCCCCTCTCGGGTGTTGAGCTCCGCGATGATCTTTCAGGGCCGGGCGGGATTGACGCGCATATCACCCCGGAGATCGCCCGCCTCATCCAAGGCAACGAGCCTGTCTTCAAGCCATGGTCGGCGGCAATCTACGCGGAGAAGGACGGACAGATCCGCGCCGGCGCGCTGCTCTACGACATGGTGGAAGACGGGCCCGACCTGAGGCTGGATACGGTCGGATGGTCCGGGTACGCCTCCGGGATCCCATATGTGGACGAGATCATCAAGGTCCAAGTGGATCCCATGGATATGGCCCGCCATATCTGGGAGCACATCCAATCCCAGCCCGGGGGCAACATCGGCCTGACGCTCGACAGCACCACGTCGAAGGTCAAGATCGGCGACGGGCCCGACGCTGCCGCGTTCGGGGAGAACATGGGCCCCTACCGGCTGGCATGGTTCCAGAATCACGACCTTGCCTCCGACTTCGACCAACTCGCCGCGGACACCCCGTTCGAATACCGGATTGTCCATTCCTGGTCGGGCGAGGACATCTCTCACAGGATGGTCCTCGGCCAGCCCAGGATCGGGGCCCGGCGCGCCGATCTCCGGTTCATGGTCGGCGAGAACGTCCACGTGGTTCCGACCATCGAATACGACGGCGACCAGTACGCCTCGGAGGTCATCGTCCTCGGTGCCGGTGAGGGACGGGAGATGGTGCGCGGGAACGCGGTCAAGAACACGGGCCGGTTGCGGCGCCCGGTCATCGTCACGGACAAGAACCTCCGGACGAAGAAGGAAGCCAACGCCCGCGCCGAGCGTGAACTCATGATGCGAATGGGCGACCCGGACATCGTTGAGATCAGCGTGCTCGACAACCCGAATGCACCGTACGGCTCCTACACGGTAGGCGATGAGATCTTCATCCAAACCGCGAAGGGCTGGACGGATGACCTCGAGCTCTGGTGCCGGATCCTCTCCATCCGCTTCCGACCAGACGACAATGCAGCCACCCTCACGGTGGTGAGATCAGACAAGGTGGCGTAAATGGCTACGGACATGCAGAAGTGGATCGGCCGAACCGCCCGACTCGAGGAAGAAGTGAAAGGCCTCTCTGGTGGCCCTCAACTGGCGAAGTCGTCCATTGAGAACGGCGCGGTGCTTGAATACGACGAGACCGGGCAGCTGGTCTCCTCGATTGGCAAGCAGTACGACGGTTCCCACGTCGCTGTGCCTTTGGCCGGCCCGGTCCCGCCAGTCCCGGTGGAAGCTGAGTGCCAGTCGGCGCCGGGCGTGATTGAGGCCCGCTGGAACGGCAAGTTCGCTAACGCTCTGGTGTCCACCCTGGACTGGTCGCACCTCGCGGCCTACGTCGGGGACACTGCCGACTTCGAGCCGGACTGGTCCAAGCAGGAGGCTACGATCCGTGGCGAGCTCGGCGACGTCGCGATCTTCACCCGCCCCGCTGGAACGTACTACGTCCGTCTCGCGTCCTGGTCTCGCACGGGCAAGCGCTCCGAGGCATCCGCTGCGGTCGAGGTCATCGTGCCCGAGGTTGCTGACGGGGACGCGATCGCTGAGGCACTGGATCAGATGGATCTGTCCCTTGCCGCGGTGCAGGATGCGGTGAACGGGGTCAACAAGGTCATCAACGCGACGACCGACCCCGACGCTGACGGCGGGAGCACGGGTGACCGGTGGCAGAAGTGGACGACACTGGCCACCGGGGGGAAGTTGCTCAAGGCGTGGCGCTGGGACGGAACCGAGTGGATTCCTGAACTCATGGACCCGTCATATCTACCCTTGGTGGACATCGGGCAGGGCACGTTCGGTGTTCTGTCGGGTGGTCGGCTGGAACCCAACTCGGTCCTGGCCAAGTCGATTGCCGTGGGGGACTTCACCAACTACGCCACGATCGACCCGATTCGCGGGATCAACGGCGTCACGTACCCGACAGTCAGCGATGGAACTTACATCATGTCGGCACCGGGCCAGACGTACTTGATGTTCAAGGACAAGACCGACACCTTCCCATTCAGCGAGGGCGACGAAATTCGGATCACCTTCGACGCTATCGCCCCAGCTGCTACAGCTGTTGTTGCCCGCATCTGGACTTACAAAAGTCTTGCGGCCGAAGCGTCCGTATCCGGCACGAACTACACCGGGCCGACCTTCACTGTCGGCACGACCGAAGCCAGTTACTCGACCTCCGTCAAGATCGGGGCCGTCGGGCCCGACATCAAGTCGTGGATTCTCGGCCTGAACAATGCGCCCGGCGTGAACGCGGTCAAGGTCCGAAACGTTCGGGCACAGCGGATGAACCGGGGGTCGATGATCGTTGACGGGGCGTTCGATGCCCGGACGATTACCGGCCCGCTGATCCAGACCTCCGCCGCTGCGCTGGCCGGTATCAAGCTCGGGCCGAATGGCCTGGAGGGGTTCAACGGGCTCTCGCGGACGTTCTATCTGAACCCGACGACTGGCGCGGTGGAGCTCACCGGCACGATCAAGGCCGGGTCGTCCATTCAGGGTGCCACCATCACTGGCGCGGCCATCACGGGCGGCAACATCAAGATGGAAGACGGGAACGGCTACTCGGTCGAGTTGTCCACCACCAGCAACTCGGCGTTCGCACGCTTCCGGACTCCGACCAGCGCGGATGCGACCTACTACGGCGGAACGATCCGCGGCGAAGAAGACACCTGGTACGGAGACCCCCGAACCAGTACCGTCGTCCACTCGCCCACGAGCCTGCTGTTCGACATCCGCGGCAGCCTGCGCCTTACGGCGGGGCGGTCATCCCATCCGAGCATGGCCAGGGACTACGAGGGTCGGGCCTACTTGAATTCACAGTTGATCATGGAGCCCAACAGTGCCGACGCGAAGATCACGACGGTTGCAGGTAAGCGCCTCATTGTCGGCCCTCTCGACGGGGACATGATCCTCGGCGGAAAGAACACCGACATCAGTTCCTGGACCACCGGGAAAGTCACTGTCAACGGCCAGCCTGTGCCAAGGGTGGCCGTCGGCTCCGTCAACATCACCGATGTCGCATACGGTGCCGCAGTGACGGCAACGATCAGCTTCCCCGCCGGGCGATTCACCGAGCCGCCCTCACTCCTGGCGCAAGCCCTAAACGGCTACGCACACACCGTCGTCTTCGGCATTACAACCACCTCAGCATCGGTCCGATGCTGGAACTGGGTAGACGGCAAGACCATAACTGGTAGCAACCCCGTCCAGTGGGTTGCTGTCGGTTTCTAACGAAAGGCCAGATTGTGAGCATGGAAATACCTGAAGGAATCGACCTCACAGCCCCCGGTGCGGGGGCACACCCGGCCACTTTGGAATGCGTGAACGATGATTGCGGCTCGTCCGGCGTTCACGTGGTGGTCGAACAGTTCGAGGGGTTCGGCCAATGCGGTGATTGTGGCGGGCCTCTCGCGGAAATCAAGGAGAAACCATGACACCCGAAGAACAGGCCGCCATCATCACCGCCTACCAGCAGCGGCTGGCCGATGCTGAGTACCGGGAGATCTTGACGTCGGTCAAGCTGTCCAGTGCCCACCAACGCATCGCAGAACTCGAAGCGGCAGCCGATCCCACCGAGGCCTGACGCGACCACCTAAACCGTCTCAAGCCTAAAGGGGGGCCAAGAGTGTGGAGCAAGCAACCGCGGGGGCGGCTACGTCCCTATTGGCCCAACTGGGCATCGCTGGACTGGGCATCGGCGCACTCCTGGCGCTGTGGTTCTGGTACTTCCGAGCCAGCAAAGAGATTCGCGGAGAAAAAGAGGGCGTCATCGCCCGGCTCGGCGCGGATAAGGACCGACTCAAGGCCCAGATTCGCGAGCTCGAAGCCGAGCGGGACAAATACAGGGAGGGGTACTTGGCGTGCAAGTACCCGGGGTCCGGCGTGGATCCCTTCGACGAGGGAGAGACGCTGCCATGACCGATGAATTGAGCCGCAAGGAGCGGAAGAAGAACGTTCTCGGGGCGGTGTTGGCCTTCCTCCTCGTGTTGCTGGTGGGCGCCGCGTTCACAATTGGCGTGCTGTCTACGCAGCGCGCAGACGTGGCCACCGCGAATGCTGCGAATCTTGCCGAGCAGATCAAGACCCAGTGCGCGCAAGGCCCGTTCCTGGTTGACCAGCGGGACCTCTGCCAGAAGGCCGAGAAGGTCTCCCAAGACCCGGCCAACCCTGTCCCCGGGCCGCAAGGACCGCAGGGCGAGAAGGGCGACCCCGGAAGAAATGGGGCCGACTCCACAGTGCCGGGACCATCGGGTAAGGCGGGGCAGGCTGGTGAGGACTCCACCGTCCCAGGACCGGAGGGGGCAGCAGGTAGCCCCGGGCCGCCTGGTGCTGACGGCGAAGACTCCACCATCGCGGGCCCAGCCGGTACCGATGGGAAGGACGGGAAGTCCATCACCGGGGCAGCCGGAAAAGACGGCGCAGCGGGGAAGGATTCGACCGTCCCGGGCCCAAGCGGGCCGGCCGGGGCGCCGGGTAAAGATGGGACGAACGGTAAGGACTCCACCGTGCCCGGCCCGGCAGGACCAGCAGGTGAGTCCGGGGCAACCGGCAAGACCGGGATCAGTATCACCAGCGTCAAATGTGTGGGCACCGGTGACGCCTCGAACTGGGTGATCACCTACAGCGACGGCACCAGCCAATCCTCTGACGGACCGTGCCGCCTCGCCATCGCCACCCAGCCCGCACAACCCACCAGCAGCGCCACACCCTAAGCACACCACCCCCAAGGCCCCGGCAAGCGTCGGGGCCATTCTCATGCCCAGGAGGCAGCACCATGGCTCTAACCCGTCTCGGTTGGGACGTCTTCACGTCCCCCAGCACTCCCCGTCTCGCGAACTCGTCGTGGATCACTGGCAAGGTCCGGGGCGGCGACCACAAGGTTGTCCTCGATGAACTCTGCCGGCGTTTCAACGCGGAGGTCGAGAAGATCACCCAGGCGCATTCGTGGGGCTGGGCGTACCGCGCCGTGCGTGGTGCCGCTGTCGTGTCTGAGCACGCGGCAGGGACCGCCGTGGACCTCAACGCACCCAAGCACCCGCTCTCCAAGTCGGGCACGTTCTCCTGCGCCCAGGTGAGTCGAATTCGTGCGATCCTCCGTGACCTCGACGGGGTTGTCCGCTGGGGCGGCGACTATGCCGGCCGCAAGGACGAGATGCACTTCGAGCTCCAAGGCGGTAACGAGGCCATCGGGAAGGTCGCGAACAAGATCCGCTCCGGGGCGATCATCCTCAAACCTGCGACCGGGTCCAAGCCTGTCGCGCAGCAGTCCGCGAAGAACCCGCCCAACGGGTCCACCAACTTCCCGAAGAACTACGCGGAGCTGGCCGTGGATGGGGACTTCGAATCCCTGTCAGTTGGGGCCCTGCAGATCCTGCTTCACGCCGCCGGCTACCGGAACAACAAGCAGTGGGACGGCGTGCTGGGCAAGCTCGGTTGGATGGACGTCCAGGAATGGCTGGCCGCCACCGGGTTCCTTGACACGAAGAAGTGGCTGATCGACGGCAAGCCCGAGACCGAGACCATCAAGGCGCTGCAGCGGATGCTCGTCGCCCGTGGTCGCCTCGACCCCAAGAAGTGGGCCATCGACGGCAAGTTCCAGGCCGAAACCAAGAAGGCGCTACAGCGCCACCTCAACGCCAACAACTAGGAGGACCCCATGCTCACATCCATACTTCGGACGTTGGTTCCTGCCCTGTGGGGATCCTTCATCGGCTGGGTGCTGGCCGTCGTGCCGGTACTCGAACCGCTGCGTGCCGACCTCATCCAGTACGGCGACCTCGCGATCCCTGTCATCAGTGCGGTGCTGATTGGCGCGTGGTACGCGCTCTGGCGGTGGCTCGAACCGCGTCTGCCCGACTGGCTCACCCGGATCCTGCTCGGCTCCGCAAAGCGTCCCGTGTACGAACCGGACCGCTGGGTGGGGATTCGTGTGGACTCGGTCGGCAACGTCACGAGTTCCCCGTCGGATCCCGACCCGGTCAACTTCCCCGACGAAGACGGGCCCCGGCACCTCGCCGAATAGGACCTCCACGAAAACAGCGCCCCACCTTCCCAAGC